GTGGCGGCAGATCTGGCGGCAAGTGCAGTGGACGAGGGCGCGCAGGAGGGCGACGACGTCGCTACGGAGAGCGCCCGGCCCTGCAATACAGGGCGCAAATGGGTACGGTGGTCAGCGAAGCTGAAGCGCGGGTTCCTCGATCACCTGGCGTCGACCTGCGACGTGAAGGCGTCGGCGATGGCGATCGGGGTCGACCCGAGTTCGGTATATCACTTGCGCCGCAAGGACGCGGCGTTTGCCGCCGATTGGGACGCTGCGCTGAAGCTTGGGTACCAGATGGTCGAGACGCGGCTGATCGGGTTCGTGCTGTCTGGCGGCGAGAGCGAAGCCGAGCCGGACCTGCCCGGCAAGCGTTTCGACTGGGAGCAGGCGCTGCGGGTGCTGGCGATCCACCGGCAGGTGACGACGGGCAAGGCGGCGCCGGCACGGGGTGGCCCGACGCGGCGTTATGCGACGTCCGACGAGACCGACGCGCTGCTGCGCCGCCAGCTCGAGGCGCTGGCCAAGCGGTTGGGTACCGCGTGAGCGCCGATGAGCGGTGGCCGCACCCGGTCCAGTCGCTGGCGCAGCTTCCCCCGGAGGATCGCGACTGGATCATCAAGACGTTGCCGAAGCCTGCGCGCCGCGAACTGGCGGTGCGCTGGGCGGCGTTTGCCCATGAGGGACAGCAGGCGCCGACGTGCGACTGGCGGGTGTGGCTGATCCGGGCGGGACGTGGGTTCGGCAAGACCCGCGCGGGTGCCGAATGGATACTCCACATCGCACGGGCGAACCCGGAGGCGCGGATCGCCCTGGTGAGCGGCAACAGCGACGACGTGCGCCGGGTGATGATCGAAGGTGCGAGCGGACTGCTGGCGGTCGCGCGCGAAGACGAGCCGATGCGCTGGTCGTCCAGCACGGGCGAGCTGACCTTTGCCAGCGGGGCGACGGCCAGCGTCTATTCGGCGCGGGCGCCCGAAAGCCTGCGCGGGCCGGAGCACCATTATGCCTGGTGCGACGAGCTGGGGAAATGGGGCCCGCCGGGCATGGCCGCATGGGACAATCTGGTGATGGGGCTGCGACTGGGCGAGCGGCCGCGGGTGCTGGTGACGACGACGCCGCGGCCGACGCGGCTGATGCAGCGGGTAATGGCACTGCCCGACCTGATGCAGACGCAGGGCCGGACACGGGACAATCCGCACCTGCCGAAGAGCTTCGTCGAGGCGGTAACGGCCGAATATGCGGGCACGCGGCTGGGCCGGCAGGAACTGGACGGCGAACTGATCGACGACGTCGAGGGCGCGCTGTGGACCCGCGCGGCGATCGAGGCGTGCCGGGTGAAGCGGCGGCCGAAGCTGGTGCGGATCGTGATCGGCGTCGATCCGCCCGCGGGCACGACCGGCGATGCCTGCGGGATCGTCGCGGTCGGGCTGGGCAATGACGGCTGCGGCTATGTGCTGGAGGACGCGAGCGTTGCCGGGGCGACGCCCGAGGGCTGGGCGCGGGTGGTGGCCGGGTGCTTCGCCCGCGTGAAGGCCGACAGGGTGGTGGCGGAGAAGAACCAGGGCGGGGCGATGGTCGAAAGCGTGCTGCGCGCCGCCGAGGCGCGGCTGCCGCTGACCTTGGTCCATGCAGCGAAGGGCAAGGTGGCGCGGGCGGAGCCGGTCGCGGCGCTCTACGAACGGGGCAGGGTGCGGCACGTCGGCGCCTTCCCCGCGCTGGAGGACGAGTTGTGCGGGCTGGTCGCGGGCGGTGGCTACGAGGGGCCCGGGCGCTCCCCCGACCGCGCCGACGCGCTGGTGTGGGCGCTGACCGAGCTGATGCTGGGGCGGCGGGCGAAGGCGGGCGTGCGGGTGGTCTAGCCGCGACGCCTTGCGCGGACGCGGAAGTCAAACACGGGAAGGACTGGCATGAAATTGTTCGGACGCAAGTCCGGGCGCGATGCGTCGCGTCCGGCGTTGGCGCGCGGATTGAACGGGATGCCGTTCGGTGCGTGGCCGCAAGGATATGACGCGCAGGTGCGCGACGGCTATCAGGGCAATCCGGTCGCCCAGCGCGCGGTGCGGTTGATCGCGCAAGGGTGCGGCGGGGCTCCGGTCGATGCATCGGATGCGGGCCTGGCGGCGCTGCTGGCGGCGCGGCCGGGCGGGGTGCCGCTGGTCGAGACGCTGGCGGCGCAGCTGCTGCTGCACGGCAACGCCTATGCCCAGGTGATCGGGGACGGGGCGGGCGGGATCGCGGAGCTGTTTCCGCTGCGCCCCGAACGGGTGAGCGTGGAGGCGGATGCCAGCGGATGGCCGGCGGCATATCGCTACCGCGTCGGCGACAGGTCGAGCCGGTTGATCGCCGACGGCCCGCGCCCGGAGGTCGTCCACCTGCGCGCGTTCCACCCGCTCGACGATCATTACGGGCTGGGGTGCCTGGGGGCGGCGGCGGGGGCGATCGCGATCCACAACGCCGCCACCCGCTGGAACAAGGCGCTGCTCGACAATGCGGCGCGGCCATCGGGGGCGCTGGTCTACGACCCCGGCGACGCGACGCCGCTGTCGGCCGAGCAGTTCGCCCGGCTGAAGGGCGAGATGGAGGCGGGCTTCGCGGGCGCCGCCAATGCCGGGCGGCCGATGCTGCTGGAGGGCGGCCTCAAATGGCAGGCGATGAGCCTGTCGCCCGCCGACATGGATTTCGTCGGGCTGAAGGCGGCGGCGGCGCGCGAGATCGCGCTGGCGTTCGGGGTGCCGCCGATGCTGCTCGGGCTGCCGGGCGACAGCGCCTACGCCAATTACCGCGAGGCGAACCGCGCACTGTGGCGGATCGCGATCATGCCGCTGGCCGATACGGTGCTGAAGGGTCTGGCGAGCGGCCTTGCCGGCTGGTTCCCCGACGCGCGGATCGGCGTCGATCCCGACCTGGTGCCCGCTCTGGCCGAGGATCGCGAGCGGCTGTGGAAGAGCGTGACGGCGGCGACGTTCCTGAGCGATGCCGAGAAGCGCGAGATGCTGGGGTTCGCGCCGTGAACGCCGGGCTGATCGCGCAACTGGTGGCGCAGGAACAGGCCGGCGGCGGGGACATCGCGACGTTGCGCGCGATCGTCGAGGAAGCGGGCGAGCTGGGCGCGAGCCGCGCGCTCACACGGCTGGGGCTGGGCGACGAGGCGGCGCACGGCGACATGGCGGAGCTGCGCGAGCTGCTGCGCGCGTGGCGCGATGCCAAGCGCTCGGCGCTGCGCGGAGTGATCGGCTGGGTGGTGCGGATGGCGTTGGCGCTGGTGCTGGTCGGGGTCGCGGTGAAGACGGGGTTCGGCGCATGGGTGCGCTAGGCTTCGCGGGTTATGCCGCGGTGTTCGATACGCCCGACCGCGGCGGCGACGTGATCCGCCGGGGCGCCTTCGCGGAGGCCGGGACGGTGCCGCTGCTGTGGCAGCACCGCGGGGCGCCCGTCGGGACGATCGAGATGCTGGACGAGGACGTGCGGGGTTTGCGCGTCGTCGGGCGGGTCGACGATCCGACGGTCGCGCGGGCGGTCGCGGCGGGTGCGCTCGACGGGCTGAGCATCGGATACCGCGCGATCGAGGCACGGCACGGCGTGCGGCGCGAGCTGCGCCGGGTGGCGCTGGTCGAGGTCAGCCTGGTCGCGCAGCCGATGCACCCGCTGGCGCGGATCCACGCGGTCGAGCGCGGCTGAGCCGGCGAGCATTTGCGAGAATTTCAGGCGAGCGAAGGGGGCGGGTTCCACGGTGGAGCGCGCCCCCTTCGCCTATTCGGAGGACGGGAATGAGCGATACACTGACGGCGAGCTTCGCCGGATACGAGGGTGCGGGCGTGGCCGGGGCGCGGCCGCTGCTGGCCGGCGCGACCCGTGCGACGGGCGGCTTCGACAGCTTCGTGCGGTCGGGCAGCGTCGTCGAGATGAAGGCGCTGACCGGGACCAGCGACGGCGCCGGCGGCTATGCCGTCCCGCGCGAGATCGACGCCGAGATCGACGCGACGCTGGCGAGCATCTCGCCCATCCGCGCGATCGCCAATGTGGTGAAGGTGGGAAGCGCGGGATACCGCAAGCTGGTCGCCGCGGGGGGCACGCCATCGGGCTGGTCGGGGGAGACGGGGGGCCGTGCCGAGACCGGCACCCCGACGTTCAACGAGATCGCTCCGCCGATGGGCGAGCTGTTCGCCAATCCGGCGGCGAGCCAGGCGATGCTCGACGATGCGAGCTTCGACGTCGAACAGTGGCTGGCGGGCGAGATCGCGGCCGAATTCGCGCGGGCCGAGGGGGCGGCTTTCGTGAACGGCAGCGGGGTCGACCGCCCCCGGGGCTTCCTGCAGGCGCCGACGGCGACCGCGGGGGATGCCGCGCGCGCGTTTGGTACGCTGCAGCATGTCGTGACGGGGGCGGCGGGCGCCTTTGCCGCGAACCCGGAGGAGAAGCTGATCGATCTCGTACAGGCGCTGCGCGCGCCGTACCGCCAGGGGGCGAGCTTCGTCATGAATTCGGCGACGCTGGCGCGTATCCGCAAGTTCAAGACGAGCGACGGGCAGTTCCTGTGGCAGCCCGGACTGACCGCAGGCGCGCCGACGACGCTGCTCGGCTATCCGGTGGTCGAGGCCGAGGACATGCCCGACATCGCCGCGAACAGCCTGTCGGTCGCCTTCGGCAACTTCAAGGCGGGGTATCTGATCGCCGAGCGCAGCGAGACGCAGATCCTGCGCGACCCGTACAGCAACAAGCCGTTCGTCCACTTCTACGCGACCAAGCGCGTGGGCGGGTGCGTGAGCAATTCGGAAGCGATCAAGCTGCTGAAGTTCGCCGCGAGCTGACGGCCGGGCGGCGGGGGCGGCGGTGCCGTCCCCGCATCGATCCACATCCCTCACGCGGAGGCCTTTCATGACAGACAAGTTCCAGAGCTATGCCGACACGCCGTCGGCCCCGGCGACGCGCGTCGCCGGCGTGACCCCGAGCGACACCGCTCCACTCATTGACCTGCCCAAGGCGCTGTACGTCGGCGTCGGCGGGAGCATCGTGCTGGCGGGGGCGACGGGCGGCGATGCGACGCTGCAGAACGTGCCCGACGGCTGCGTCCTGCCGGTTCGCGCGAGATACGTACGAGCGACGGGCACCACCGCAAGCGCGATCGTGGCGCTGTACTGATGGTGGCGATCGTCGCGGTGCAGAACACCACGGTCGCCGCCAACCCGGACGGCAGCTGGCGGATCACCAAGACCGGCGGGTTCGACGAGGCGTTCGATGCGCCGGCGGTGTCGGTCGCGGCGATCGCGGGCGACTTCGTGCTGCGCGGCCGGCGCGTCGGCGCGACCGACCGGCTGATGATCGGGGTCACCGCCGATCCGACCGAGGACACCGGGTACATCGGCATCGACTATGCGGTCGCGTGGCGCGGCAACGTCGTCGAGGTGTTCGAGCGCGGCGATTACCGCACCTACAGTTTCGTCGAGGATGTGCCGGTGTGGATCGAGCGCGTCGGGACCACGCTGCGCTACCGCTACGGCCGGCGGCGGCGGGATGCGACGCTGTTGCGCAGCGTGAGCGGC